AACTAAAGTTAATTTATATGGTGAAGCAGCTGGAGAAAAATTTTATGATGGTCCCTTTATTTTTAATGTTCTTATAAATAGAACAAATGAAGAATATGCTGAAAATAGTAAGGAACTGTATCCAGGTCAACCATCCCCTAGCGGTTTCCCAGATACTCTACCACCAAAGTTAGCACCTAACGGATATCATCCAAAGTATGGAAAGAAAGCGGATCGTTATAGAAGACTGGATCCAGTAAGTGCCGTGATGATGAGAAAGGTTGGGACTGATGATCCAAAGACCAATAAGCAAGTCTCTGATGCTGCCAAAAAACCAAAGTAGGGTATTCCGAACTTCTGATTTTTAAAAGCGTGCTATAAATATGTGTGGATGCCTTCGGGGTCCACACAATCTAATCTCGCTTTTTAAGGAGAAGTAAAATGACTAACCTCATGAAGTTTCATAGTGCCGATTTGCCAGCACTGATAGAACGTATAAATAAGTACAGTATTGGAATGGAAGATTACTTTGATCGTCTTGGGACGCTGCATGAGACGACAACTAATTATCCACCATACAATCTAATTCAAGTTAGCAACGTAGAATCCAGGCTTGAGTTAGCACTCGCAGGATTTAGGAAAAAGGAAGTCAATGTCTACACACAAGACGGTAAACTCTTTGTCGAAGGACAAAAAGAGGATAAAGAAACCGATACAACTTACGTCCACAGAGGAGTGGCTCAGAGATCTTTCACCAGATCTTGGACCCTCTCAGATGAAACGGAAATTAGATCAGTTGTATTTGAGGATGGGTTACTGAGCATCACACTTGGTAAAATTGTTCCGGAGCATCACAAAAGAAAGGATTGGTTTTAAATCCTGACAAATTTTTGCTGCAATGGATACAGAAATGTATCATAGTGATACATTATAATATAGATAGTTATGTACAATTAGGAGGACGACTTATGAATCTGACAGCCGCCACTCTTTTCATTGGAACCACAATGACTCTTTTTAGCAGTTGGACCATCGGCAGTCTACTACTCTAATGGTCCCCCCACAGCAGAAATTTTTCTAACAACTCCATAAATAAAACTGAATATCGTCGCCGCAGAGGGGCAACTGGCACAATCCAGTTGACGCCCCTCTTTTTTATTGATATAATATTAGTCTTCGGGCCAATCAGTATTCAGGAAGAAATACTCTTGTTAGTATTCATCCCTTAATACTTACCGAAGAAATCTTATTAGTATTCAATTAGAAAAACTCTTGTTAGTTTTCACACCTTAATACTTGAAATTTTTTTATGAACAAATTTATTACTTGCGACATCGGCAAAAAAGAAACCTATGTCTTTGTCCCAGAGACAAACAGTCATTACGTTATTTCTAATGAAGACTTCATTGAGTTGAATGTTCCGGAACTAGATGGGCATGATATTGTGATCGAAGATGCTCACATCAGAGCACAAGAAGAAAACAGTCTTGCTCAAAGTTGGACAATTGAGCAACTGAGGCAATTGAGATATGTTGCTGATTCAAAAGGAATTGAGATTCTCTGTTTCCCACAAAAAGTTACTCCAAAAGCAAGAAAGATTGCTTCAATTGCTCTGAGACCAGAACTTCTTGAAAAAACTGATAAGAATGATATCGAATCAATTGCTTTTTATCTTCAAGAGTTCCCAGAAGCATATAATTCTCTAAAAGTTTTTGATCCTGTTGAATATAAAACTTTTGAGAAAAATGTATCTCACATTTATGCTGATAGAGATGCTTTGACTGAGGACTCAAATGGAGCGAGAAACCAACAGTATGGAATTAAAACAGATTACGAAGACCATGTAACTCAATGGATTAAAAAGTACATTACAATACTTGCTTTTAAACTTGAGAACGAAACTGCTGAGTGGGCTGGTATTGAAACAAATGCAAAAGGTAATGCATTAAAATCTGGACTTTTAAATTATACCAGTGATAAACTTAAGTTTGTTTATGGTGTAATTAACACTATTCTTGATCCTAATACTGGTAAACCTAGATTGAGGTCTGATATTAATAAACCCCCTCATTGGAAGTATGCAAAGAAAGTATATTTTGGTTTGACTCCGTATCACATGCACGCTGGTGTGACAGCATCAAACTATAAGTATCATAAACGTAAAGCAGGTTCTTCTTGCAAGAAGAGTATGAGTCTTGAGTCTAAGAATGCTGTCAAGAATCTTGATGATGTTCGTGAGATCCGAGAAGCAATGAAAGAGTCTGATAGACACCTTCGTGACTTCTGGAGAACTGCCCGTAAGATGATTGTTGAGGATGGTCTTCGTTAATATTCAAGAACAAAAACTCTCGTCAGTTTTCAGCTGTTAATATTCAACCATCTTCAAATCTTAGTTAGTATTCAGCGAGAAAAACTTTTATTAGTTTTCATCTCTTAATACTCATAAAAATTAGTTGGTATTCAAAGCGAAATACTCTTGTTAGTGTTCACCTCGTAATACCCGTAATAAAAAAGGGGGGGTAGCGATACCCTCTTTTTTATGCTATAATGCGTGAAGGAAAACAATGACTATGAGCATCAAACTTGCGGTCCTACAGACCGGTGATCAAATCATCGCTGACATGAGAGAACTCATGGATGGTGAGAAATCTGTAGCATATCTGTTTAAGAAACCTCAGAAGATTGTAATCAACTCTCCTTTGTTGGTGGAAGATGATGCAGAGACTGCTGCCATTGAAGTTTCTCTTTCCAGTTGGATTCTTCTCACGGATGAAGATGAGATTATGATTCCCCTAAATCAAGTTGTAACTCTTGTCGAACCTGTCGAGAGTGTAGTTAAAATGTATTTGGAGAAAATGAGTTATGGACAAAACGATCAAAGTAATCCTACTGACTAACAGTGAAAGGTTGATCAGTGAGATTACAGAAGTTGGTGCCGATGTCGGAGAACCAGACTGTAGACTGACTAAACCTTATGAAATCTGGGCAGAGCACAACCTGTGTGCCTGGATGTCAACTGACACAGATCAGGACACATTCATGATTAGTTCTGATAAAATTATTACTATTGCGGATCCCAAACAGGATCTACTTGAAAAATACCTGGAAAAGACTGAGTAATGCGATTCTACACCAACGTTCAAATGGTCGGGGACAACTTCCTGGTTCGTGGTTATGATAATGGACAACATTTCATGACCAGAGAGAAGTTCTACCCGACTCTTTTTGTGCCTACGAGTAAGAAGACGAAATATAAAACACTCACTGGAGACAATGTTGACTCTGTAAAACCAGGTACAGTTCGTGAGTGTAGAGAGTTTGTCAAGAAGTATGATGGTGTAGAGAACTTCAAGATCTTTGGAAACACTGGATACATCTATCAGTATATCTCTGATATGTATTCTGAGGATGAGATCAAGTTTGATATCAGTAAGATCAAACTGTCTACCCTTGATATTGAGGTTAAGTCTGAGAACGGATTCCCTGATGTTGAATCAGCGGCGGAAGAGATTCTGCTGATCACTATTCAAGACTATACCACCAAACAGATTCGCACTTGGGGTCAAGGACCATTCAACAACAAGCAGCAGAATGTCATCTACCGTCAGTTTGATTCTGAGTATGCACTTCTGAATGACTTCATCAACTGGTGGATGATCGAGGACAATACTCCTGAAGTTCTGACTGGTTGGAATATTGAACTGTATGATATTCCATATCTCTCACGTCGCCTTGAGCGTGTTCTGGGTGAGAAGTTGATGAAGAGACTTTCGCCTTGGGGACTTGTTACTGAAGATGAAATTTACATTGCAGGACGTAAACATATCTCTTATGATGTGGGCGGTATCACCCAACTTGACTATCTGAACCTCTACAAAAAGTTTACCTATACAAACCAAGAGTCCTATCGTCTGGACTACATTGCAAGTGTTGAACTGGGTCAGAAGAAGTTGGACCACAGTGAGTTTGATACATTCAAAGACTTCTACACTCATGGGTGGCAGAAGTTCGTCGAATACAACATCATTGACGTGGAACTTGTTGACCGTTTGGAAGACAAGATGAAACTCATTGAACTTGCTATTACGATGGCATATGACGCAAAGGTTAATTATGCCGATGTGTTCTATCAAGTTCGTATGTGGGATACGATCATTTATAACTATCTAAAGAAGAGGAATATTGTTATTCCTCCTAAGGAGCGTTCGGACAAAGATTCCAAATACGCAGGTGCTTATGTTAAAGAACCGATTCCGGGAAAGTATGATTGGGTGGTTAGTTTTGACCTTAATAGTCTGTATCCCCATCTTATTATGCAGTACAATATCTCGCCAGAGACACTCCAAGATACCCGACATCCATCAGCTACCGTTGATAAGATACTTAACGAGGAACTGACTTTTGAGATGTATAAGGACAATGCGGTATGTGCCAATGGTGCCATGTATCGTAAGGACGTTCGTGGATTCTTGCCAGAGTTGATGGAATTGATCTACGATGAACGAAAGATCTATAAGAAGAAGATGCTCGCTGCCAAACAGGCATATGAGAAAACTCCTACCAAAAAACTGGAAAAAGAGATCGCCAGATGTAACAACATTCAGATGGCGCGTAAGATTCAACTTAATAGTGCTTATGGTGCTATTGGGAATCAGTATTTCAGGTATTACAAGCTTGCCAATGCGGAGGCGATTACCCTTTCTGGTCAGGTCTCAATCCGTTGGATCGAGAACCGTATGAATGGATACCTAAATAAACTGCTCCAAACAGAAAGTGTCGATTATGTCATCGCATCTGACACTGACTCAATCTATCTTAATCTCGGACCTCTTGTTGATAAATTTCTTAGTAGTAGGTCTGGCGATAAAACAAAAGTTGTTGAGTTACTGGATAAGGTCTGTCAAGACAAGTTGGAACCATTCATCGAACGATCTTATACGGAACTTGCGGATTACGTTCAGGCATATGAACAAAAAATGATTATGAAGCGTGAGAACATCGCTGAACGTGGTATCTGGACTGCGAAGAAGCGATACATTCTCAACGTGTGGAACAGTGAAGGTGTTCAATACTCTGAACCCAAACTCAAGGTGATGGGTATTGAAGCAGTCAAATCATCCACACCTGCACCTTGTCGGCAGATGATTAAGGATGGTCTGAAGTTGATGATGAATGGCACCGAAGAGGATGTCATTGAGTTTATTGATAAGTGTCGTGTTGAATTTAAGGCACTGCCACCAGAGCAGATTGCCTTCCCACGAACTGTGTCTGATGTTCGTAAATACCATTCTCACTCCAGTATTTACAGCAAAGGAACACCTATCCATGCTCGTGGTGCTCTTTTGTTTAACCATTATATCAAGGATAAGAAACTGACTAATAAATATTCACTTATTGCTAATGGGGAGAAAATCAAGTTTCTCTACCTGAAAAAACCGAACATCATTCAAGAGAATGTGATTTCGTTCATCCAAGATTTTCCGCATGAATTGGGTCTTGACAAGTACATTGACTATGACCTACAATTTGAGAAGAGTTTCGTGGAACCGCTTAAGGCAATCTTGGATGCGATTGGATGGAACGTTGAAAAAACTGTAAACCTAGAACTATTTTTTG